ATGAACAAATATTTAAAACAGTTGCTTGATGCTTTAGCTGCAAAAAATTTAGAGCTTCAAGGGCATATTACCAAGTCATTAGATGGTGGCTCTACACCAGACGATGAAACTGAAGCGGCAATTCAAACTGTTGAAGCAGAAATTGCAGCGATCGAAAAGAATATCGAACGTGTAAGAAAACAAATCGAAGCTGCAAGACATGCAAAAGAAACAGGAACGCCAGTTGCTGGTGATAATGAAGCGGAAGCAGAAGCATCTGCTAAAGGAGATCCTGAACCAGATAAAAAGAAAACAGTGGTCACAACTGAATCTAATTTGCCAAAGGGTATTGGTTTTACCCAATTTGTTCGTGCAAAAATGTTGGCATGCCATGTTCAAAAGCAAGGTAGCCCATTGACGGTAGTGGATGCAGCAAAGCAACTTGGTTATGGACAAGACACTGTTCAATACATTGAAAAAGCAGTACTTGGAACCACAACTGATGCAGGATTTGCTGCACCATTAGTTCAGCAAGATACATATAAAGGTGATTTTTTAGAGTTGCTTCGTAACGCAACCATTTTTGACAAGTTGCAAGGTTATCGAGCGGTGCCATTTAATATTAAAATTAATGGTCAGGCTACTGGTGGGACAGCTTCATGGGTTGGTGAAGGAGCTAAAAAACCTTTAACTAATCCAACGTTCGATAGTGTAGAAATTAAAGAGCATAAGCTTGCGGCTATTACGGTGTATACCCAAGAGTTGCTGCGTCGTTCTGATCCAGCAGTTGATCAGTTAGTGTTAAATGATTTGATTGCAGCATCTAAAACGCTTATTGATGAAACATTCCTTGGCACCCAAGCACAAACAGATATTACTCCAGCAGGTATCCTCAATGGCGTTGCTGCAGTTCCAGCAACTGGTGAAACCGCAGAAGCAATTGAAGCCGACTTATTGAAGTTGATTGAAAAGTTTGTTGAGGCGAATTTAAGTACAGATGGTGCATACTTCTTAATGAGCGAAACACGTGCAATGCGTATCGCCTTGCTTCGTGATGCATTAGGCAACACCTACTTTAATGGGATGAGCTTTGCTGGTGGAGCGCGCTCTCTTCTTGGTATTCCTGTTATCACATCCCAAGCAGTTATTGAACGTATTGAGCTGGTGAAAATGAGCGAAATTTTAGTTGCTCAGGATGGTGGTGTGGATGTCGCCTACAGTGACCAAGCGACATTGACTGATGGTGCAACGACACACAACTTATGGCAAGAAAACAAATTTGCTATTCGTGTAGAAAAGTTCATCACTTGGGCTAAACGTCGTGCAATTGCAGCGGCATATATTCAATACACCTAATAGTTTTGAAAATTTGAAAAAACAGCTCCTTTATTGGGGCTGTTTTTATATCTAAGCATCAAAGTTGTTTAGCTATGAGAACAGTCTATGAAAATTAAATATTTAAGAAAGGCACCGCAAGGAATGCCTGGTGATGTAGCTGAAGTTCCAGATCTACAAGCCAAAATCTTAATTAAGTTGAAATTTGCAGAACCTTTAGATGGCGGACCTTCGATTGAGTTCTTGAAAAACTTAAATGGAACCCTAGTTGTTGATGATTTTGGCAGTTTGGTTGGATTGCCTTTGATGGTTGAGCATCGATTAGAAAATATTCAACAAGCGGTGCAAGAAGAGAAGCCTATTAAACCCAAACAAAAACGTGCAAGCAAAGCAAAATAAGGCGGTAAATAATGGGCATTTTTGGCAATTTATTTAAGAAAAAATCGCTTCAAGGTGTTCATTCAGGCGGTGGATGGCACTCGATGTTTGTCCATGAGCCTTATTCGGGCGCATGGCAAAAAAGTGATGAATTAACACGTGAGGATGTTACTGCTCATCATGCTGTATTCGCTTGCGTATCCCTGATTTCTCAAGATATTGGCAAAATGCCGATTCAATTGAAGCGCCGTGAAAAAGGTGTTTTGGTCAATGCAGATATACCAACCCAATTCCGTGTTTTAAAAAAGCCTAACCGTTTTCAAATTTGGCAGCAATTTAGTGAACACTGGACAACTTCATTGTTGTTACGTGGCAATACTTATGTGCTTAAGCGCAGAGATATTTTTGGTGAAGTGACAGAGCTAGTTGTACTTAATCCTGATCTTTGTAGACCGTTGATTGATGACAACGGAAACGTCTTTTACCAATTGGGTAACGACCGACTTACACAGACTGATTCGGTAGTAATACCAGCATCCGAAATCATTCATGATCGTATTAACTGTTTTTACCACCCACTTGTGGGACTAACTCCAATTGTGGCGTGTTCACTAGCAGCTGGTGTGGGTATTGAAATTCAAAAGAGCTCTCGCAGTTTGTTTAGAAATAATAGCCGACCTTCTGGATTATTGACCGCACCAGGGCCAATCACCAAAGAAAAAGCAGAGGATGCGCAAGCGCGCTGGAATGCAAATTATTCTGGAAGTAATTTAGGTAAAACAGCCATCCTTGGTGATGGTATGACGTTTAGTACGATCACTGTAAATGCTGATGATGCTCAGCTCATTGAGCAGTTGAAAATGACAGCTGAGGTTATTTGTTCAGTTTTCCACGTGCCATTGTTTAAAGTGGGTTTGGGGCCAATTCCAACAGGAAAGATTTCAGATTTAAATGAAATTTACTATTCAGATTGTTTACAGAGTGCAATTGAAGCGCGTGAAAACTTACTCGATGATGGTTTAGGTCTTAAAGATAGTGGTTTGGAAGCATTTTTAGATATTAATGTGCTTATCCGCATGGACTCAACATCACAAATGGCACGCTTAAAAGAAGGTGTAGGCGCTGCAATCCTTACGCCTAATGAGGCGCGTGTGGAGGTTGGGCTATTGCCGATTGTTGGTGGTGACACGGTTTATATGCAACAGCAAAACTTTTCACTGGAAGCGCTTTCTAAGCGTGATCAGCGGGAAGATCCTTTTAGTACAACTTCAACCACTAAGACTGACCAGAAACCACCTGATTTACCCGAAAATAGCAGTGAGAAGTCGCTGTATAAGGGGGTATTTAAGACTGAAAATCGATATGAAAAAGGTTGTTTTGTTACTCATAAAGGGTCTTTGTGGCACTGTGAAAAGGGGCATTCAGGTGAGTTTGACTATGAAAATTTCAAGCTGGCTCAAAAAAAATGGGGAGAAACATGAGTATCGTTGATTTAGAGGAAGTAAAACACCACTTACGGTACGACGATGACAGTAATGATACCTCCTTAAATGGATACATTGCTGCAGCTGAGTCTGTCATTAAGAATTACATCACAGACACTTTTGAAGCTGATTATCCCGCTGCTATTAAACAGGCAGCGTTATTATTAATTGGCTATTGGGATCAATTTCGAAATGCGGAAAGTGAAGCACCTGTAAATGCCAACTTCTTACCTATGCCAGTACAGTCTTTACTTTATCCATATCGTAATCCGACAGTTATATAGGTGATCTATGAGACAACGAGCAAGTGAACTCTGCCACCGCATCCGCATCGAAAAGGAAACTTCACCGCGTGATGACGATGGAAATATCCTAAATCCGCTATGGACCACACATGCAACGCTTTGGGCGAAGGTCACATGGCTTTCAGTCAAAGACACGTTGGTTGCTCAGGCTAATAATTCTGAAATTGTCGCGCGTTGCAAAATTCGTAAGCGAACCGATATCGATACAACCATGCGTGTTGTATACGATGGAAAAATTTATAGCATTACGGGTGAGCCTTTACCCGATGCGGAGAATGGCAAAATTTACTGCACTTTGATGCTCAGTCATGGTGTACAGAAATAAGGAAGTGCTTATGTCTGTCGAATTTAAGATTGAGGGCATGGATGAACTTTCTAAGAAACTCCAAACGTTGACAGATGGCAAAGCTGTTAACCGCCGTGCTCGATCCGCTGCACGTAAAGCCATGCAACTAGTGCTCTTTGCTGCCAAGGTTGGAGCTTCACGCATTGATGATTCAAAAACACGTGAAAGCATTCAAGAAAACTTAGTGATTCGTAATGGTAAAAGCCGCGATATAAACACCGTTCGTATGCGAGTTGGTGTAATGGGTGGCGCAGCTGTAAATGCCAAATCAAATTTTGAAAAACTAAATGCTTTGCCCGGTGGGATGACTGTGTATTGGCGTTTCATCGAGTTTGGTACTTCAAAATTTCCACCTACACCTTTTATGCGTCCTGCATTGGCTCAGAATATTGAAGTGGTCACCAACGAGTTCAATAAGGCGTTTATGAAGTCGATTGAATCCGCAATCCAAAAGGGAAAAATCGAATGAAGCAATTACCTATCTACCGAATCTTGAAGGCCGATGCTCAAGTATTTGGAATGTTGGGTGAACACATTTATGAAGATGTGGCACCTGAAAAGACACCTTCACCGTATTTGGTTTGGGCTGACTTATCGGGCACTCCAAATACCTCTTTGGATAACATTACTAATCAAGATAATGTTTTGTATCAGGTGATGGTCTATAGCCCAAACCAAAAGACAGCTTCAGATATTCGAACAGCTGTATGTAATGTGCTTCAAGAACACAGCTTGATCGAACAACGTATCGGACACTATGAGTTAAATACAAAGCTCTTTGCCCGTGGGTTCTCAGGTAGTTGGTGGCTTGATCGTTAATACACAGTGTAATTTTTACTGAGCACCTTTAGAGGTGTTTTTTTATGCTTAAAATTTGAGGAGAAGTAACTCATGGCAACAAAAAAAGGTGTTTTATCTAATGGGACCGCTGTATGGATTGTCCACGGTGCTGTGCCCACATTAACAAAGATGGGTTGTATTAAAGCATTGGCATTAGGAGATGACAGTGCAGCTGAAATTAATACAACATGCTTAGAAGAAACTAGCACTGCGACTACAGAATATGGGCTTGTTACTCCTGGCGAAGGTTCAGTGCAAATCGATACCGACCCTAAAAACCAATCGCATATGACGTTACTACAACTTGCAGCGAATAAAGAAAAAGTTGAAGTATATGTTGGATGGTCTGATGGAATTGCAGAGCCAACATTAACAGGCAGTGATATTGAGCTACCAGAAACACGTACATGGTCTAGCTTTGAAGCTATTTTAAGGAAAGGTTCTCCAGTGTTTGCACTAGATGCCATGGTTAATCACACCATTCCAATGAAACGCCAATCAGAAGTAATTGATCAGTTTAAGGTGACTCCATAATGGCTAAACTTACATTAAAAGCTGCAAAGGCTGCTGTTGGGACTGGTGCTTTCGCCGAAAAGACAATTAAGTTTCGTGATTCGAAAGGTGCGGAATTTGAAGGTGAAATTCTTGTAAAGCGCTTGTCGCATGATGAAACAATTACTGCTGTTGATGCATGGGATTTGGAAGATCGAAAGACAGCTACGATTGATCAAATTACTAAGGCCATTATTTTTAAAGCAATTTATAGTTCGGCAGATGAGCCGTTTTTCCCAACGGTTCAAAGCACAGGTGAAGTTTCATCTGAAATTGTGGATGTGATGTATCGCGTAGCCGATGAGGTTAATGATTTCTCGGGAAAGGAGTGGATCTGGAAGAAGAAGAGTTCTGGTGCGAACTCGTCCTCAACGGAATTGGTGGAAGAACCATTGAAAAAGCCAAAAAAACGATCAGCCCGCGCGAGTTTGAAATCTGGAGAGCGTATAGAGAAAAAAGAGGCTCACTCTTCATAGGGCGAAGGATTGAGCAAGGCTTCGGTAATTTAATGGCCCATCACACAATATTCAAAGTGAAAGATCCTGAATCTGTCTCTGCTCTGACTTATATGCCACATGAAGATGCTCCAGTGACAACTTTTGAAGAAGAACGTTTGAAAACGATTAAGAGAAAATCTGGTTAGATAAATTCAGTACGTTTCAAACTATTAGTTGATTATAGCCACCTACGAAGAGGAGGCTTTTTTATGCCTTGAGGTTTTATATGAGTGCCAAGCTTGGAACATTAACGCTAGATCTAGTCACCAAAATTGGCAACTTTGTAGGACCAATTAAGGAAAGTGAAAAACAAGTCAAGACTAGCTTTGCCAGTATGCAAAAGGACGTGCTCGCGTATGGAGCTATAGCAGTATCTGGTGCGACGGCAGCAGGTGCTGCAGTATTTGCTATGGCGAAAACCTATGCAGATGCAGCGCAAGAGCTAAAAACATTTGCGGCTATTTCTAATGCGACAACGCAAGAATTTCAGGCAATGTCTGCTGCGGCTCAATCGGTAGATATTAATCCAGATAAATTGGCAGACCAATTAAAAGACTTTAATGAAAAGCTCGGAGAGTTTATTACCATCGGTTCGGGTGGTGCCGTCGACTTCTTTGAACAAATCGCTATTCAAACGGAAGGTAGTGCTGAGGGTGCGCGAAAACTTGCACTTGAGATGCAGAACTTATCAGGCCCACAAGCACTGCAGCTTTATGTCGATAAGCTTGAGGAGGCAGGCGTTTCACAACAGCAAATGTCTTTCTATCTGGAATCCATGGCTTCAGATACCACTAACCTGATTCCATTACTTAAAAATGGTGGGGAAGGGTTTAAGTTCTGGGCAGATGCTGCGGAGCGTTATGGCTTAATCATGGATGAATCTGCGATCCAAAAAGCGTCTGAATTTAAAGTTCAGTTAAAGCTTTTAGATATGCAGGTACAAGGGGCAAAAAATCAGTTCATCCAAGGGTTGATGCCAGCACTTGTATCTATTGGTGATGCTATGTCTGATGCGACAACTGAGACAGATTTAATGTCTGATGCTGGTGAGACTTTAGGAGGCGTCTTTAAGGGAGTAGCGGCAACAGGTATGGGGGTTTATGCAGTTATAAAGCTACTCTCCAATGCAATGGCAGGTCTTTCTTTCGATGCACTGAATGCTAAAAAAAATGTGGATTTAGCTGCTGAAGGTGGTACTTGGGCGGATAAATTACCTGGTCTTAGGCTCGCAAAAACCTTAATCACTGGCGCAACAGTAGCAAGAGCTCCAAATAGTGGTATCTCTATGGCAGCAGCGGACAATGCTAAAGTTATGGATGATATAGGCACTTCAATCACAACTTTATTTACTAATACTGTGAATGAAGCCACAGCTGCCATGGCGAAAAACCAAAGTGGCCAAGCTGGTGTGATTAAAGGTTCAGATGAGTGGATTAAAAAACAAAACCAAGCTGCTAATGCAACAAATGCTGCAACTAAGGCCTTAAAAGAACAGCAAGCACAGGCGCGAGATTCCATTGCATATGAGTATTTGGATGATTTCGCAAAGTTTGCCGAAGACTATAAACGTCAGGTGACGGAAATTGGTAAAGCAAACTTTGGTGCTGAAGAGGCTTCATATATCGCTAAAGCCAAAAGCCGTTATGAATTTGCTGAAGAAATGTACCTTCGTCAGATTACTGAGGAAATTAATACCTTTAAGTGGTCTGAAGAAGAAAAGCTAAAATATGCGTTTGAAACACAGCGCATTATGATTAGTGAATCGGGCAAATATAATAACGAACTAAAAGAGTTAAAGCTGAAAGCACTAGATGAACAACATGCGATTGAGTTAAGAAAAACTCAGTGGCATGCACTTGAAATGCGCCAAACCTTAGAAGATTCAATCATAGGTCTTTCTGGTGGCGCTGATGAAATTTTTGCGAAATCTACGATGACTCCGCAAGAATATTCTCAGTGGGCTTTGGAGAGTAATCGTTCAAAGGCACAAGGTTCATTAAACAACCAGCGTGTTGGTGTTGAACGAGACATTATGACGAGTGATACTTACACGACAGATGATGAGCGTTATGAAGCACTTTTGCAGGCACATCAAGAATACCGTGATGGGTTGTATGCAATTGATCTTCAATATGATCAAAGCGTTAAAGATTTGGCTCAAAATCAGTACGAAAGCCAATTAGGAATTTGGGCAAGTCTTTTAGGTCAAGCTCAAAATACTTGGTCTCAAATGACTCAAGCTGTAAAAGATAGTGAGGGAGAACAATCAGGTTCATTTAAAGCAATGTTTCTTATGCAGCAAACCATGGCGTTTGCGTCAGCGATTGTCTCCGCGCATTTAGCAGCTGTTCAAACAACAGCAGATATAACACTACCCTTTGTTGGTAAGGTTCCTGCTGCAAGTGCAATTCTTGCATTTGGCTATGCGAACGCTGGAATAATCGCTGGTCAGACACTTGCAGGTATGGCCCATGATGGTATCGATAACATCCCAAAAGAAGGAACTTGGTTACTAGACGGTGGTGAGCGGGTATTAAATCCTCAGCAGAATAAGGACTTAACCTCATATTTAGCTGATAAGAAACAGAATGGTGCAAACATCACCATCAACAACAACTCTTCAGCTGCAGTCAATGCGACACAAAACCCTGATGGCAGTGTCACAATCGACATGGTTGATCAAATGATCAAGCGCTCTTGGAGTCAGTTAGGTAATGCTAATTCGCGTGAAAGCAAGGCTGTTTCTCGGAATACTACTGCAAGAAGGGCAAGGTAATGAATAGACTTGATCTTTGTCCATTGCAAGAAAGTTATGCTGTGCAGTTCGGATGCTCTGTACAACGTGATGCACTGCCAGGTGGTTTTTCAAGATATACAACAGTCACCCCGTCCAAAAAGCATCTTGTTAGTATTTCATACAATCTTACAGAGCCCGATTATTACTATTTTCGGGCTTTTTATTTGAATTGGCAGCTTAACCCGCTGCCTTTTTTAATGAAGTTGTATATCGAGGATAGCGAGTTTAAACACTATATCTGTCATTTCGTTCCCGACAGTTTTAGTCTTGATGCGCTAAGTGGAAAGATTTTCAGTGTCAGTGCCGAATTGGTTGTTGTGATTAGTCCAGTTGTTGTTTTGACCTCAAAAACTTATCCATTATTTATATTGGAAAGCATTGAGACTGATTATGTTCTATCTGATGTTATTCAACGTGAAGTAATGAATACAACAGGTTTGATGGAAAAGGTTGAAACTCAGTTTGCCATTACTGGAGCTATGCAGCGTGAAGCGAATAGCAGCATGACTGTGAGTGTTGAAAAAGTCACAACTCAATTTGCAATAAATGCCGCTACCACCCGTGATGCATCGATCAGTCACACTATGAGTACTGAGAAAGTTAAAACTGTATTTGCAATGACTGGAGCCATGCAGAGGCCCGCACTTATTTCAAATGTCATGCAAACAGAAAAAGTTAAAACTCTATTTGCGATGGCTGCAGCACAAATTACTAATTAATCATTTTATGAAGGAAACGTTATGCAAGTGAATATGCATTCGCAAATTGGTGCGCGTTTTAAGTTAATAGCCCATAAAGGCGATGGGGTGGCCACCAAAGCAACAGAATGGTTTAACAATATTGTTTTGGATTCAGGTCTTGCGCGAATGTCTGCGGGGACATGGATTGACCGTTGTTGTGTAGGAACAGGGAGTACGACCCCTGCTGTTAGCCAAACGGCACTGACCTCGTTTTTAGCGAGCACCACGGTTAGACAATCAACGTCAACTTTGTTGCAAACGACTACGTCACCTTATTATCGTAGTGCAACAATTACTTGGCGGTTTTCTGAAGGTGTTGCTGCTGGCAATATCAGTGAAGTCGGTTTAGGGTGGGGGAATTCTACACTTTGGAATCGAGCACTGGTCCTAGATGCCAATGGAAATCCAACAACAATTACAGTACTGAGTGATGAATTTTTAGATGTTGTCGCTGAAATTCGTGAATATCCAACTTTAAGCACTTCAGGGACATTTCTGCTGCTAGATAAAACTGGTGCAACGAAATCGACGCATACTTACGTTGGTTCCCCATATATGCCAGCATTCAGCGTAACATTTCCAAAAATCAATTCAACTAATCTTGTTGTTTATTCAGGTATTAAAAATGATGGTGTGACAGCTGCACCAAGTATAAGTCTAGGTACTATTTCGACTGTGAGTGATAGCTATCCGACACCGACTAGTATTCAATCAATTTGGGATTTGGGGCTTGCTAACGCCATTGGTGCACATCAGAGTTTTCAAATTCAACTCAATGGACTTATTGGGCTGTTTTGCTATAAATTCCAAATCACGCCAACGATTACAAAAGCAGCCACTGAAAAAATGACTTACACCACTACTATGACCTGGAGCAGATACGAGGGTTAGATCATGTTACCTGACAATATGCTTTCATCAGCCGCTATCTTTGGCGGCTTTTTAGTGCCTGATCGAATCAATGACCTCATTGATTATGAGTGGGGAGGCAAAGACCTTTTGGATGCTTCAGAGGGAATGCAGGTCAAAATCTGGACCTGTTTTTATGAAGATGGTTGGATCAAAATCACAGACAATGCTGGGCTTCGCTATAGTATTTTAGAAGTGGCTGAAGTCACTCAACTGGGTTTTGCATTTAGTCTGTCAATGCGGGTTTATGTTACTTATGTGGCTGCTGGACGGGCATTTTTCTATTGGTATGATAGTACGACTTCAGCCTATATCACGACTGATTATGGGGTGGAAACAATCACCCCGCAGCTTTCTTTAGATGATGTCCGTAATAGCCAGTCAAGTAATGCCGACGTCATTATTGCCTATGTGCGGGATGATGTTTTATATACTCGGATGCAGCGAGATCGGTTTCAGATTGAATATGAAATGGGTGCAGCCAATCAGCTGGTCCAGATCGGGATGACCAGCAACTATCGATTTGCTTTTGCACTCAAAGCAGTCATTAATCGCTTCAATACACACTATGACCAAGCGTTGATTGATCCGCGAAATATTCAGGGGAATCGCTTTGATCATCTCGATCTAAGCGCATTGCAAGCTTCGTATGCAGTCCAGCTGGGGAACAGTGTCATTGTATCTGAGGGGCTAACGGACAATCGTTATCGAACTGGCTTTGATAATCTTGTGAATGTAGTGGCTGTCAATTTCAATCTTTCCGCAGAGGATTATACGTATTTCACTGCTTTTTATCGGGTCTGGCAGAATAAACGGAAGCCTTTCACTTTCAATGCTGTGATAGATAGTCGAGCATCACAACAATACAAAGCTCATTTTGTGCCAGATAGTATTTCCATGTCTAAGAATGGGAAGTTGTTCAAGGTTTCAGCTCAATTACATGTGTTAAATAATCCATTCAATAAAGCAGCCATTCAAACATTAGCGGAATCAAGAAATGACCAATCAACTTGAAGCGTATCTATATGCCACTGAACCTGCTTATTTAATTGAATGCATTGAAATTAAGCATAGTTTATGGGAAACACCCTTACGTTATGTGATCAACCTTGCGGATGGAGTCAGTGTTGGTCATGACAGCAGTTACTTTAATTATGAGTATGTGCCATTGCATATCGACAAAGGGAGTTCTTCAGATGACTTAGATCAAAGTCTTGCATTGACGATCGGAGATCTAGGTGATGTTGTCCCAGAATTGATTGATAAAATTATAGATGCGGAATCCATTGAAAGGCCGACTGTCGTGTATAGAGCATATTCAAGTTTGGATTTATCAACGCCAATTTTAGTAATTGATAATTTAGAGGTCATGGATCAATCCAGTGACTATCAAGGTACAACCTTTAATGCTGAGGCCCCTAAACTGAATGCTACAGGCACAGGATTACTTTTTACCAAGGCAAATTTCCCAACATTAATTGGTTTTTATTAGTCAGGTGAATGATGGATTTAGCATTATTTGAGAAGCAATATAATGTGATGAACTATCACTGTGTGCACTTTCTGATTGATGCCGCACAATCGATCTTTGGCCAAGACTATTCGACCAGTTTTATTGGACTACAGGGCGCGTTAAATGAAGCACTGAGCACCTCAAGACAAACGGTTATTAGGAATAAGCGGCTGAAAGAGCCACAGCAAGGATGTATCGTTTTAATGACAAGCCCAACAGGAGACAATCATGTTGGGCTTTTTTATTGCGACAAGGTTCTACATTTAACTGAAAGTGGAGTGCAGTACGTCAGCATGCGCTCTCTGAAAAATTATTATCTCAGGTTTAGATATTATGAGCATGTTAACCATCTTTGAGAATCCGCTCGATGCTTCAAAAATTAGAAATGAGCACACCGATAATGTGTTACATGCCTTTTTAAAGATCAAAGCACAATATCCCCAAGCCAAAATCTATAAGGGTAATCCAAGCCAAAATAACGATGTGACTCCCAAGAATAAAGCGACAGCGCTCTACTTGTTAGAGGCTGATGTTGACACGCATTTTTATGTGGTGTGTCACGCGGGAGCAGCTGTACTACCTTATATTTACTATGCAGTGGTTGCCTTGGTTGCTGCTTATTCATTGTATACCGTGCTAACCATGCCCAAAGGACAGGCTGCGACTCAAGGCTCTAGTAACAATGAGTTATCTCAGCGCACCAATAAGCAAAGGATTGGTGGTCGTGTCGCGGATATTTTTGGCAAAGTTAAGGCAATTCCTGATCTCATCGCACCACCATATTCTTACTACAATAGCAATGGGGTAGAAATTGAAGAATGCTTAATGTGTTTGGGCCGTGGCCATTATCAGATCACTGATGTTCAAGATGGTGATACTGCTATAGAAGGTATTACAGGCGCAGCAGCGAGTTTTTATGATCCTGGCACAAGCATCATTGGAACACCGGCATATCAAGCAGGGACCATATTTACTGAACTACCCAGAATTATTAAAAAGTCATCTTCTATCAATGGTCAATCACTGACTTCCCCAAATCAGGTCGTGGTCGATAGTGATGAAACAGGGGTTTACTTTACAACTGGCGGCGTGATTCACAGAACCAATAGTCATATTAACTTCACCAACTATTTCAAAGTCGGTGATGGAATTGAGATTACGGGTGCTGAATATGGGCAAGAAAATGTTTCTCTTTCGGGCGAAGCGATCGTTAATGATTTAGATCAAGTCATTGTTAGCTCAACAATGAATTTTATTGGTTATGACAGTTACAAGTCACTTATGTTGACTGGTGCAACCATGACTAAGACGATTTTAAATGAAGATCAAACTACATCAGAACGAACCTACGACTTGTCTGGAAGTTTTACTGTCTCAAGTGTGACGCGAGTTCAAAACGGTTCTGAGTATGTGTATACGATTCAGCTCAGCGATGCCGAAACGACGAATTATAATTGGTCAAATGTTGATGCTAATTTTGATATTACAGCAGGTATCACTTTGGCAGATTCCATCAACAGCATGATGCTTGATGATGTCTATTCCATAGGGGCGGTTCAGGCAGATCAAATCACAGTTGCAAATGCAACAAGCGTCAATCCTGATTGGGCAAAGTTGCAAACTTTATTTGGTGGCACAACGCAGAATCTAGCCAATGATGCATCGATTGAACTGGTGACAAGTAAGTGGGTAGGGTGGTATGACCTAAAATTTGAAGATGCAGCGGAAGCCGTATTTAATATTTATTTTCCACAAGGCTTGTACAACATCACCAGTAAAGGCAAAGTGGGCACGGGTTGGGTGACGATTGAGATCCAGCTTAAATACCTGGGTGAAGATGAGGTTTATGTCTTAACGCACACTGAAAGTAGAACAGGCAATAAGGACACATTTGGTATTACTTTGCGAACGGATTTACTGGCTGGCAAACAAGGTATCTCTTTCAGACTCGGAAAAATCGCTGAAAAGCGAGGGAACGGCCCCGTTTCTGAGTGCAAAATTAAAGATGTGTATCTCACAAAACAAAGTGATCAAGACATTTATTCGGATGTCACGATCATTCGGACTAAAACCTTGGCAACTGATGGCGCACTGTCTGTAAAAGAGCGACAGCTTAACTGTATAGCGATTCGTAAACTGTATAGCTATGCAACCGGCCAGCAATCATCAGAGCGTATTGCAAGCACCAATTTCGCAGATATTGTATGTGCAATGACCACGGATCAATTGATCGGTCGACGTGCAATTGATACGCTTGATATCGCTAGTCTCTATGCCACAGCTCACGAGATCAATCAGTATTTTGGGGTAGATATCCAATTTAATTATACCTTTGATGATCCGAAAATCTCTTATGAAGAAACCCTAGCAACGATCGCATCGTCGGTGTTTTGTGATGCTCGACGTGAATCTAACGTGGTGTATTTTGCTTTTGAGAAGCCTCAAAGCGTTCCAGTTTTACTCTTCAATCATCGTAACAAGGTACCTGAGTCGGAGAAAAGGACAGCCAACTTTGGGGTGAGTAAAGATTTTGATGGCGTAAAGCTGACATGGACTGATTCAAAAGACAGTTGGTCAGAAAGTGAAATTAACTTGCCTGATGATGGAATTATCAATCCCCAGACCATTGATGCCACAGGCGTAACCAACTATGAGCAAGCTTATTTAATCGCTCATCGTGCTTACAATAAATTGCTCAATCAGCGAAAGGCAGCAGAATTTCAGGCTTATCACGAAGCAGATATGGTCACACGAAATGACCTGATACTGGTTGCTGATGACACACGGCCCATGATCTTAGGATCGGGTGTTGTCCGGGATCAGAATGGTTTGCAAATAGCTTTATCACAACCAACCATTCTGGAAGCGGGGAAAACATACGTCATACACCTTCAGTTGCCGAATAAAACAGTAGATGTTATCGGCGTAGCAGGAGTAGCGGATGAGCAGCACGTCATTACTCTAGCGAGAGCACCTACGTCAGATTTGATTTTAGAGTACGAGGGTAATATCAGTTGCTCTCAGTACGTTATCACCGATGAAAGTGAAGCAAAGCGTGACTTGTTTCTTGTTACTGAAAAATCAGCAGATGGGACAATCACGGGTATTAACTACAGCGATCGTTATTACAGTAATGATCAAGATTTTATTTAGGGTGTGAAATCATGACGAAATTTAAAATTGTGACAAATCGAATTTATCGTATTGAGCGTGAAATGGAGTTTAACAGCCATGATGAAGCAGTGGCTTATGCAGAAGAGCTACAACGTGCAGAGTTACCAGATGATGCTGTGCGTAGCGATGATTTGGGTGTGCAAGAAATTTCACAAAACGCATAACTTACAAAAATTAAGTGAATGGCACCTTCGGGTGTTTTTTTAATGCCAAAAATTAGGAGTGGTCTATGAATGACCCTTTAAGCATCAAGGGCCTACCATGGCTTTTCAAAATTATAGCTGCAGTGGTTGGGGCAATTTTTGCCCTTACATTAAGTGGTGATATCGATACTGAAGGACGGATTAAAATCACGATGGGTGTGATCATGAAGTTCACATTTAGTGTGGCAATTAGTCTATATGGTGGCTCAGCATTTATTGAATATTATGGTTGGCATATCTATTCGCATATGACGCAAGGTTTTGTGATGCTAATCTTTGCGATTTTTGGAATGTTGTTAATTGGCATCTGGTATCAAGCAATCCAACTATTACGTGGTAAAACCATTGGTGAGTTAATTTTTGAAATTCGTTCGGCTTTTAAAGCAATGTTTAAGTGAGTAAGTGAAAAATGAAACAGATATATGATTTTTTAAGAAAGATCAGCGGCGGAACACTTACTCAAAAACAGGTTGATGCTGCGAATCAAGTGATTGCCACAGATACAGATGTATCAGTGGCTGATATGTTGGGTATTGCGATCGACCAAATGACCATTAGTCCTTTTGGTGTAGATCTCATCTGTAGTTTTGAGGGAAAGCGGCTTACTGCCTATGATGATGGGGTGGGAGTGTGGACGATTGGTTTCGGTACCACAGTTTATCCAAATGGAAGTAAAGTTAAAAAAGGTGATACCTGCACGGAAGCACAAGCTAAGACATACATGGCGCATGATTTAAAGAAGTTTGAAGCCGCTGTAAATAGTGCAGTGAATAGACCGCTTAATCAAAATCAGTTCGATGCCTTAGTTTCACTTGCTTACAACATTGGGGCTAGTGCTTTTAGTCAATCAACTTTAGTTAAAAAGCTGAATGCTCATGATATTCGTGGTGCAGCAGATCAGTTTGATGTATGGGTGAATGCAGGCGGTAAGCGTATGCAAGGGCTTGTGAATCGTCGAAGTAAAGAAAAACAACTTTTCTTAAAATGAAGAATAGCACTTAGGTCTGTGCATCCTATTATCAGGAGGCACGACCTATTAGGTGTAAATACTGCAACCAATGTTAATC